TTTTCGAGACTGAAACCTCTGATCGTTCCTTCGAGGAAGAAACTAAACTGTCTGGTTTTGGCTCTGCCCCAACTAAGGCGGAAGGTTCTGCAATTGAGTATGACAATGCTCAAGAAGCATGGACTGCACGTTACACGCACGAAACCGTTGCAATGGGTTTCTCAATCACTGAAGAAGCGATTGAAGATAACTTGTATGACTCTCTGTCATCTCGTTATACCAAAGCATTGGCTCGCGCTATGGCGTACACTAAGCAGGTTAAAGCAGCGGACATCCTGAACAATGCTTTTGCTGCTGGCAGCACTTACGGTGATGGACAGACTCTATGTTCTACTACTCACCCGTTGGTTAGCGGTGGTAACAACTCCAACCGCCCTGCTGTTGCGGCTGACCTTAACGAAACTTCTTTGGAAGCGTCTATCATTCAGGTAGCAGGCTACACTGATGAGCGTGGTCTTCTGATCGCGGCCAAGCCTAAGAAGCTAGTTATCCCACCTTCCTTACAGTTTGTTGCAACTCGTTTGCTTGAGACTGAAGGTCGTGTAGGAACTGCTGACAACGACATCAACGCCATTATGAGCAACGGCGCTGTACCCGGCGGGTATGCAGTCAATCACTACCTGACTGACACTGACGCTTGGTTTATGATGACTGATGTGCCAAATGGTTTGAAGCACTTCGTACGTAGCCCAATGGCTACCTCTATGGATGCTGATTTCGATACTGGCAACAGCCGTTACAAGGCTCGTGAACGCTACTCGTTTGGCGTATCTGATCCTCTGGGCATCTTCGGATCGCCCGGCGCTTAACAGCGTAGTAACATGCTGTACTAAGGGGGCTTCGGCCCCCTTTTTTATTGTTGACTTAAATACACACACTGTGATATGTTCTGTTATATCGGGAAACAATCCGGTGAATCTGACAGACCCGACTGACGACATGTAGACAGATTCTCCTTAACTCACATGTGAGAACTTTATAATGGCTAAAACCACTTTTTCAGGCCCAGTCCGTTCGGATAATGGCTTTCAAATCCCTGTAGTAACTACCGCTAATCTGCCAGCTTTTGCTGACGTTGCTGTAGGCACTGCATACATGGTCAGCGATAACGGTGGCGGTAACGACGAATACTGCATCGTGATTAATACTGGCGCTGCTTGGGTAACCGCTGTAGGCGCGGCTCTTTCTTAATAGGAGGCATCTATGTCTAGTTCTGATGTTTCCGCAAAGCGGATTACTGGCGCAGGCTCGGTAGGTGTAGGGCCAGCGCGAGTAAGACAAGTACAAGTGCTGACTAACAACTCTGGTGCGGGGCGACTTACTATTACCAACGGTAACGGCGGAGCCACCCTATTAGATATTGACTTTGAGGCAAATGACTCTCATTCCGTTAACATACCCGACTATGGGGTGCGCTTTCAGGATGATGTTTATATTACTGCTTTTACCAATATCACCGCTATTACAGTGTTCTATAGTTAATGCGTAGGTACTACAAGAAAGGCGGCGGAGTGGGCATGAAAGGTATGTCCATCAGTAGTGGCGATAAACGCCCTACTAAATCCGGCGCGGGTATGACCGCTAAAGGTGTAGCTAAGTACAGGAAGAATAATCCCGGCTCTAAGTTAAAGACTGCGGTTACCGAGGATAAACCAACTGGTAAGCGGGCAAGTAGGCGTAAGTCTTACTGCGCTCGTTCCGCTGGACAAATGAAAAAGTTTCCTAAAGCGGCTAAAGACCCTAATTCAAGGTTACGGCAAGCTAGGAAACGATGGAAATGTTAGGAGAATAGCACGATGGACAAGATGAATACCCCAAAAGTACCTTCTAAAAAAGAGTTTGACAACATGACTCCCGAGCAAAAAGCCGCCCGTACGAAAGCAGCTATGATGCAGAACCTGAATATGACCCCCGAAGAGAAAAAAGCTAAGGAAGCCAAGAAGAAACCCGCTAAGAAAATGATGGCTGGTGGCATGGCTAAGAAGTATAAAGCTGGCGGTAAGCTAGACATGGTAGAAAAAGGCGGTAAGAAAGTTCCTTTTTACGCTGCGGATGGCAAAGGCAAGATGAAAGCTGGCGGCAAGGTTCGCGGCTGCGGTATGGCTCGTGGTGGTAGAGTCTGCAAGATGGTCAAAATGAAAGGTGCGTAATGCGGCGCTACTACAAGAAGAGCGATTGCGGTTGTGGCAGTAAACCCCGAAAGATGAAAGAAGGGGGCACTGTAAAAGACGCGTGCTATAAAAAGGTCAAAAGGCAGTATAAAGTGTTCCCGTCAGCTTATGCATCGGGAGCTATTGCTAAGTGTCGGAAGAAAAAGGCTGGTAAGTAATGCGTGCGTATTACAAGTCTGGCGGTAAGGTACGTAAGACAGCCAAAGGAGCCGCATTGAAGCGTTGGTTCCAAGAAGACTGGAAGGACGTTCGTACTGGCAAGGCTTGTGGCAGAAAGAAGGGGGAGAGTAGAGGTACGCCTTACTGCCGTCCTTCTAAACGCGTATCTGAGAAAACCCCCAAGACTTCTGGTGAGATGTCCAGCGCCGAGAAAGCGAAGAAGGTAGCGGAAAAGAAAAGATTAGGTCAGCCAGCAGGTAAGCCTAGGCGAGTATCAGCTACTAAGCGGAGAAAGAAATAATGGCTACATCAGGCACTACAGCATTTAACATGGACTTCACGGAAATAGCCGAAGAAGCCTTTGAGCGTGCGGGCCGTGAAATGCGTTCTGGATATGATCTTCGTACCGCGAGACGTTCCATGAACCTGCTTACTATTGAGTGGCAGAATCGTGGCATTAACATGTGGACTATAGACGAAGGCACCATTAACTTGGTCAAAGGACAGACTACCCCGTACGACTTGCCCGCGGATACTATTGACTTGTTAGAACACCAGATACGTACGGGTAACGGTAACGCAGCTACACAAACTGACCTAAGTATAAGTCGTATTAGTGTAAGTACTTATGCGTCCATCCCTAACAAGTTAACACAGGGCAGGCCAATACAGTTGTATATTGAGCGGCTTCGCGACGCTCCTAAAGTTAACGTTTGGCCTATACCCGACACTAATGACTACGTACTGTACTACTGGCGTATGAGGCGTATACAGGACGCTGGTAGTGGAGTAGAGACAGCGGACATGAATTTTAGATTCTTTCCATGTTTAGTAGCGGGATTAGCGTACTATATAGCCATGAAGTTGCCTGAAATGGCGGAACGAGTGCCTATGCTAAAAGCCATATATGATGAGCAGTTTCAGATGGCCGCAGGAGAAGATAGAGAGAAGACTTCGGCTAGATTTACCCCGCGTATAGGGTATGTATAAGTATGGGCACGCAGTTCGCTTCCAGTAAGAAAGCTATTGCTTTATGTGATATATGCGGGTTTCAGTACAAACTAAAAGATTTGAAAAGTCTAGTTGTAAAGAATATAGACACTAATATTAAAGCATGTCCTGAGTGTTGGAACGAAGATCAGCCTCAAAACATGTTGGGTGAGTTTCCAGTACATGACCCACAAGCGTTACGTGACCCCCGTCCAGACCAAAGTCTAGGGGACGCAGGGGTAACTAGTAGTAGAGTTATACAGTGGGGATGGAATCCTGTAGGTGGTGGGGCTGACCCGTTTGAGTTAACCCCAAATGTGTTGTTAATAAATGGTAGTATAGGACAAGTTACTGTAACTACCGCATAGGAGCATTAAGATGCCAAAAGTAGGAAATAAACACTTTAGCTACGACGCTAAAGGTAAAGCAGCAGCCAAGAAAGAAGCCGCTCGAACTGGTAAAAAGGTGACCAATGCCTATTCTGAAGGCGGTAAAGTCAAGGTTCGTGGTACCGGCTGCGCAACTAAGGGTTTATATGCCCGCGGCCCGATGGCGTAATATATGAATTACACTGAACTGAAAGCTAATATCCAAGACATTTGTGAAACCTCCTTTACAGATGACCAACTTGCTATGTTTACGCAGCAGGCAGAGCAGAAGATATATAACTCAGTTCAAATACCTGCGCTACGAAAGAATGTTACTGGTACGCTAACCAACGGTAACAAGTACCTAAGTACGCCTTCTGACTTTTTATGGGCTTACTCTCTAGCAGTTATAGACGCTAACGGGGTGTACACTTTCTTGCTTAACAAAGACGTTAATTTTATGCGAGAGGCGTACCCAAACCCCGCGAGTACGGGGGCACCTAAACACTACGCGTATTTTGATGACAACTCTTTTATTTTAGGGCCAACTCCAAACTCCGCGTACAGCATGGAGTTACACTACGGGTATTACCCAGAGTCTATAGTTACTGCGGGCACTACGTGGTTAGGAGAGGAGTTCGACTCCGCGCTACTAAACGGCGCATTAGTAGAGGCAATACGCTTCATGAAAGGCGAGCAAGACCTAGTAGCTAACTACACTAATATGTATTTGTTAGCTATGAAACAGTTAGAAAATCTTGGCGATGGTAAATTACGTGAAGATGCATATCGTTCTGGGCAATTCAGAACTTCAGTTACTTGAGGAATTAAAAAATGGCTATATCGCAGGCAATGTGTACTTCTTTTAAAATCGCTCTGTTAGACGGAGAGATGGACTTTAGTAGTAACACAGGACAAACTTTTAAGATAGCACTATATACGAGCAGTGCTACACTAGGCGCAAGCACTACCGCTTACGCTACAACTAACGAGGTAGCTAACGGTAATGGATACACTACTGGCGGTTACTCTTTGACCATAAGCACGAACCCTACAAATGGGGGTAGTGGTACTACCGCTTTCCTAGATTTTGGTGACGCTGTATGGCCTAACGCTACTATCACTGCTCGTGGCGCACTTATCTATAAATCAGGCGGCGGTAATCCCGCTGTCGCGGTACTAGATTTTGGAGCGGACAAAACGTCTACTTCGGGCGACTTTACGGTGCAGTTCCCTGCTGGCGACGCTACCAATGCTATTGTACGTATAGCATAAGGCGCTAGAGGATGCCGTCTTCTGTTACATACTCTGGATGGGGTAACGGCGCATGGGGGCAAACCTCTTGGGGTACTGATCTAACCGCAGTAATACCTGATGGAGTAGCGGGAACCACAGCGGTAGGCTCAGTCACTATACTAGCGGGTATTACGGTATCCGTTACTGGAGTAGTAGGCACAGCTACTCTGGGCACTGTTACAACCGATGCTGACTCTGTTGTCATCGAAACAGGACTTACAGGCACTACTGCCGTAGGAAGTGTAGCAGTAGTAGGTAAGGCAGCATTTACGGTTACTGGAGTATCGGGAACGGCCTCACTAGGCACAGTAATAGTAAGAATACCTAAAGTAGTGCCCGTTACAGGGTTGGCGGGAACGGCCTCAACAGGCACGGTGGCAGTACAAGCTAAAGCAGTAGCGGGAGCTACGGGGGTATCGGGAACGGCCTCATTAGGTACGGTGGTAGCTAGACTGCCTAAAGTAGTACCTGTTACAGGATTGGTGGGAACGGCCTCCCTAGGAACTGTATTTGTATCCTTTGGGCAGACAGTATCAGTGACAGGAGTTGAGGGTACTGTAACCCTAGGCACTGTAGATGTTAGAATACCTAAGATAGTATCAGTAACGGGTGTTTCTGCTGTAGGATATATAAGTACTGTAAACATGTGGGGGCTAGTTAGTACCACACAGAACCCAAGCTGGGGAAATGTAAACGATGCACAGAACCCAAGCTGGGGAAATGTAAATGACGCACAGAACCCTAACTGGACAAACATAATAGCCGCATGAGGCCAATTAAATGACAACGCAATATACTTCAATACTTAAACTTGCACTACCAGTTCAAGGCGAGCTTAGTGGTTCTTGGGGTGATGTAGTAAACAATAATATTACCTCTATGGTGGAGCAAGCTGTCGCAGGCCGCGCGGTAATCAATACGTGGTCTGGGAACTCCCATACGCTAACTAGCGCAAACGGGACTACTTCCGAATCAAGATGTGCGATGCTAGAGTTTACCGACACAAACACTCAGCTAACTGGCGCAGGAACCGTAGTATGTCCCACAGCCACTAAAATATATATCGTAAAGAATGCCGCTGGGCAGAGCGTAACGCTTAAAACATCCGGTGGTTCGGGGATTCTTGTCCCTAACGGACGCACTATGTTCTTGTTCTGCGATGGAACTAACGTAGTCGAAGCGGTAACTAGCACTACTTCTTTGCAGTTAGGTACTAGCACTGTAGTAACAGCGGTACTAGACGAAGACAACATGGCTTCAAACAGCGCCGTGTCTCTCGCCACTCAACAGTCTATTAAAGCATATGTAGACTCTCAAGTAGGTGCCGCAGATACATTAGCAGAAGTCCTTGCCCTTGGTAACACTACGGGGGGTACGAACATTGTAGTATCTACTAACGATGAGCTTGTGCTACCTGACGGTGCAGAGGGCGCACCCTCTCTCACAAACACTGGCGACACTAACACAGGTATTTACTTTGGCGCTGCTGATACGGTAAGTGTTACTACTGGCGGTACTAAACGACTGGATGTAAACAGCGCAGGTATTTCTGTAGTAGGTACAGCTTCCGGTACTGCCCTAGCCGCTACAGGTACTTCCGCAGTCCAAGTGTCGGTGGGTACTACAGCTCAACGACCAGCAAACGGCGCAGGTCAGTTTCGATACAACTCTACGCTAGGTAAGTTTGAGGGTTACACGACAGAATGGGGCGAAATCGGCGGCGGTGCTGCTGAGTTACTCCTTAATCAGTTTACAGGTAATGGCTCTACAACTGCCTTTACTATGTCTTCTTCACCAGTAGAAGCTAACACGCTTGTATATATTGACGGTGTTTACCAGAACAAAACGGCATACTCCGTTGCTAACGACGTTATAACGTTCTCAGCCGCTCCAGCAAACAATGCGGCTATCGAAGTTACAGCGGCTACAGTAGCCCCCGCAGAGGCTCCAACTACGTTCTCCCTTAGTCAGTTTACAGGTAATGGCTCTACAACAGCGTTTAC